GTCGCTCATCAGGTCGGCGCCGTTGTTGGTGCGGATGTTCGACAGGCGGGTCAGGAAACGCTTTGTCTCGCGCTCGACGGCCTCCGCATACGTGCCGCCCTCGAAGGTCTTGCGGCCGCTGCCCGGGTCCGTGGCCAGGCGCTCCGTCACCTTGCGGATGGCGGCGGCGGCCGATGCGTTGCCGGTCTTGGCGTAGTGCCGCTCCATGCCCATCAGCACGCCGCGGTTGGTTTCGATGATGGCGCGCACGGCGTCGCCCATGCGCTTGAGCAAGGGGCGGTCGTCGTTGGGTCGGGTCTTGAGCTTTTCGAGCTCACGCGCCCGCACTGCCCAGGCCCGCTTTTCCTCTTCCCATGCCCGCTTGTAGGCCGGCGTCTGTGCCGACTGACGTTGGTCGTCAAAGTAGACAGCAGGGTCAGAAAGACGGACGTTGCCAGGCAGGCCGGCCACCGCCTCGTTGTTTGGGTTCAGCAGCGCCTCGGCGCGGATTGCATCAAACAACAAGTCATAAGCGCGGAAGATGTTATATCGGTCCGCGTCTTTGGGGAACGTCTTGGCCAGGCGCAGGTCGGCGTCACTTTGATAGGCCGCATCGCTCTTGCCAATGAACTCGGTGGAGCCGCCGGCCGCTTCGACCTTGTGCGCCACGTAGGCCTCAAAAGAGCGGGCCAGCATCTCGGTCGGCTTGCGCCAGTAGTCCGGGTCGCTGCCGACGGCCTGCGCGAACTCGCCGGCAGAACGGAAGAACTGGCTGCGGTCGTTGCGGCTGGCCGACGCGCCCGAGCGGATCTTCTCCAGGTCAGCCTTGAGCTTGGTGGCGTCCACGCCGCGCTGGGCCGCCGCCTCGATGCGCTGCTCCAGGTCCATGATCTTGGCCGACTGCTCGGCCTGGTCAAAGAAGAGGCTGTTCATCAGCAGGCGGAAAGAGTCGCGCACCGTCTCAGGCGTCTTGTCGCTCAGCACCTCGCCATCGCGGATGTAGCCAGACAGGTCGCTGACCACGCCCTCGTAGTTGGTCAGCACGAAGTAGTCCAGCGCGTGACCCCACTCATGGGCGAAGGAGTTGGATCGCCCGGGCATGACGATGGTGGGCACGTTGGTCTTCACGCCGTCGGCCGCCTGGCCACTGCCGGTGCCGGTTGGGAAGTACGCGCCCAGGTACTGGCCCTGGCTGGTCATGGCCAGGCCCAGGGTGCCACGCAGGCCGATGGCCGACGTGGGCAAGTCCAGGACGTGCGTCATCAGCTGCAGCCCGCGGTAGGCGTCCAGCAGCTGGTCGATGGAGTCGCGGATGTTGGCGCGCTCGGCCTTGCCGATGAACGCCAGGCCGTAGGTGTCCTTAAGTCCCTTGGACAGAATCTCGAACTGCCGCATCGGCGGCAGCAGCTCGGCCTCCGTCGGGTCTAGTCCGAGCTCGACGAAGGCGTCGCGGTAGATGCTTTGCCGGTCGGTGAAGGAGACTTTGCGGAAGACGGAGCTGGAGCTGGAGCCTTTGACCCTTTGGTTCTTGTCGGCTCCATCGTCCTCGCGGCGGCTCTGACGGCCCTGCGCACCTGCGCCGGCGTCAGCCCGGTCAGATCGACGGGCTCGCTCATTTACTTGATCGGCGCCGGGTTGATCGCCGGCCCCTTGGCGGTCTTGACGCGGCGCTGATCCCCGATCTGCTGCGTCGAGAAGCTGGCCTTCTGTGCGGCCACCATCAGCCCGCGTCCGGCCTCCTTGAACGTCGGCAGGTTGCGTGCGTCGCCGACCTTGTTGAGCGCCCTGCCCAGCGCCAGCATCGCCTTCGGGCTCGGCCCGGTCGAAGAGGTTGCCACTGACGGTTTCTCTGTTTCGTTCATTGCGTTTCTCCACTGCGCCCTGGACCATTTCGGTCGGCGCGGGCGGGGCGTCTCCGAACAAGCCGGCGGTGTCCTGGCTGGACGCCATGGTCACGTAGTCGCGCAGCACATCGTTGATGGCGTCGCGGCCAACGGCTCGGCTCAGGTCTTCATTGTAGAAGGCCGTCACGAACGCATCCACCACGGGGTTGCGCTCGGTCATCAGGTCGGTCTGGGCCAGCCATTCGCGGACTTTGCCGCCTTGCTCGCGCAGCTGGTTGACCACGCGAGCGGCCTCAACCAGCTGCTGGGTGACATCGTAGCCGGCGTCGATCACGCCACTGCGAGCCAGATCACGCATCTGCAGCCACTGGCCGGCGCTGTCCAGTAGTGCGCCACCGATGCTGCGAATGTTGTTGTCCTGGCTGTCGATCAGGGTGTTCAGCAGGTCGCGGTCCTCGTAGGCCGCCGCCAGCAGTGCGCGCTCGATGCGGCGAGCGCCGTCGGGCGACAGCAGGCCGTTGGCATCCATCAGGCTGTTGCGCTGCGACTGCGGCAGCTGGCCGATGAAGGCGCGCACGAAATCGCGGTTGGCGGCATCCGTCACCTGGCCGCCGCGCCAGACCTCCACAACGCTGGGCACCATGGCGCTCACGTCGATCTGCGCCATCTCCACCGGACTCAGCGCCATGGTGGCCGACTGGTTGGCCTCCTGCACGAAGGCCTTGCGCTCCTGGTCGGACAGCGGCGTCACGCGCTCGCGCACCAGCACAGGCATGGCCATGCCGGTGGTGTCGTAGCCCTGCGAGGCCAGGAAGTCGCGGTAGGCCTGGGCGCGCTCGGGGAACATCTCGAAGGCGCGGCGGATGGCCATAACCCGGCCGTTGCCGGACTCCACGATCATGTCGGGGCCGATGATCGGCGCACCACGGTCGGCCTCTGCCGACTGCCCCAGGCGCTGGGGGTCGAGCTGGCTGGCGATGGTGTTGATCTGCTCGTCGCTCGATGCGCGGCTGCGGTCGCGGGGCTGCAGCTCGCCACTGGCGGCCTGCAGCTCGCTGGCGTCCACCACACGCAGGCGGGTGTCGATCTGCCGGCCGGTGACGGTGGCCACACGCTGGGTGTCGGTCTTACCCTCATTGGTGAGGGTGACATCGGGCGGTGTCGGCTCGGCCTGCGTCAGTGCAGGTTGGGGCTCGGGCTGGGTAGGTGCAGCAGTCTCGCCAGGCTCTGTTGTTGCGCTGGTGGCGCCTGCTTGAACCGGCGTCTGTCCTGCCTGGTCAGGCGTTTGGACAGGGGCTGCTGCGGGTGTTGCGGCTGCAGGGGCACTGGCGGCCTCCGTAGTGATGAGGTCGTCCAGCAGGCCATCCGGCGCCGGGGCTGTGGGTTGAGCGGCCGGCGCGCTGGCGGCAGGCATATCGGTGGCGCGGGCCAGCTGATCGAGCTCCTGCCGACGCATCGTCGAGCGCGCTTTCTGGATTGCGGCCGGGCCGCCGGCCATGACAGCCGACTGGCCCAGCGAAACCTTCAGGGTGTCGCCGGCTTGCTCCAGGTACTGCTGCAGCGTGCCCTGCGGGTTGAGTGCGCCCGGGCCGTATTTGTCGCCCAGGAACTGCATCAGCGTTGTCAGCTGTTCGCCGGTTGCGTTCTTGACCAACTCGCGGGCAAACGTCGGCGCCAGCTGATCGACAGGCAGGCCGCCAGTGATGCCGCGCAGCAGCTTCATCTGCTCGCCAAAACCCAGGCGCTCGCCCAGCACCTCGGCGCTGGCCATGATGCCTGCGCGTGCGGCGGCCTGGTCGCCAGACAGCCCGCGGCTGCGGCCCTCGGAATACTCCTGAGCGGCCGACTGCGTAAACAGGGTGGCCATTGCCGGAGCGCCAGCCAAGCCCGCCAGGATCGTCGGTGCCGACTGCGTGATGCTGTTGACCACATCGAAGGCCAGGCGCTCGTTGCCGGCGGCTGGGCGCAGTGGCTCGGCCACCTGGCGGCCGGCGCTGGCTGCACCGGCGGCAAAGTCGCTCAGGGCGTCGGCACCGACCAGATCGGCGCCGGCCTGCACCAGGCCAGGCACCACCTGGCCCAGGCCAGACAAGCCAGCGATGACGCCGCGGGCTGCCGGGTTGGTGACGTTCTTGCGGATGTCCATGCCGATCTGGGTGGCCAGCGGCGTGGGCGCAATGGTGTCCTGGCGCGGGCGGAAGGCCGTTGGGTCAGACTCCAGCACGAACTTGGCCACGCGCCCCCGCATGTCGGGATCGGCGGCCAGCGTCATGCGCTGCTGCGGTGTCGAGCGCATGAGCTCGCTGCGCACCTCGTTGACAAATTCGGGTCGCACGCCGACGGGCAGCGGCTGCGTTGCAGGCAGATCGCCCATGACGCTGAAACCGGGCGTGCCAGCCTTGAAGGTGGCGGCCGGCGTCGGTGCTGCATTGATGCCCATCGGGTCCAGCACCGGCGGCAGCTGGAAGCCCGAAACAGTCTTGGGTGCCGCCCCACCACCCAAGCCCGAGTTGACAGCAACCGCAGGAGGAACCAACGCCTGGCTCTGGGGCGGAGTTGCTGTGTTCTGAGAAATCAGATCGTCAAGCAGACCATCGGGCGAAACCGCCCCTCCGGTTTTGGCCACCGGCTGCGGCTGCGGAATCAGGTCATCGAGCAGATTGTTGAGCATTCAGGGCGGCCTCGATCTGTTTTCTTGTGTAGCCGGTGCGCTGGGCAGCGGTCTGGTATGTCTTCTCAGGATCGACGCCGGCGTCCAGCGCCTTGCGCACGCTCGCCACCACGGACTGCGGCACCAGGACTTTGCCAGTGCCGAACATGCCTGTGCTTGCCTGCGTGGGCTCGCCCCAGAACTCCCGCATGGAGCGGGCGGTGGCGTTGGCCAGGTCGCCAAACTCCGGCGAGGCCGGGTCGCGGTAGTGCTTGGCTGCGTTGTCCCGAACCAGGTCGCGTGTGGCCAATGGAATTGTCGTTCCGAGCTTCTGCGCGCCCGAGTCGATGATCGAGTTGACGGCCTTGATCTGGGGCCCCTCAAAGCGCAGCGGCTTGCCATCCTTGCCGCCTGCGCCGGCCTTGGGCGGACCGGATGCAGCCTCGCCGCCAAGCGTGCCCGGCTGCTGCTGCTGGCCGGCGCCGACCGTGGTGCGACCGCGCACGACGTACTGACCTTGCTCGTTGGGCTCCAGGCCCAGCGCCTTGCCGCGTGCGGGCGTCACCACCACGTCGGCGTTGTTGCCGGCGTTGACGGGTGCGTTGAGGACGGTGAACTGGTTGCGGGCGTTGGCGCCGCTTTGCTGCATGCCTTCGCGCTGCAGGCTGGTTGCGTTGATCGTGCCTTGCTTCACCAGGTCTTCTGCTGCATCGCGTGCGCTGATCCGATCCTGGGCGGCAACAGTCAGGGCCGTGTTCTGGTTGGGGCTCAGGCCGACGAACGGGCCAGCGGCGAGCGCCGTGTCGGGTGCGGCGCCGAAGGCGCGACGCTGGTACTCGCTGATGCCGGCGGCCTTGAGCACGTCGTCGAGCTTCATGCCGCGAAGGTTTGCCTCCATGATGGCTGCGGCCATCTTGTCCTGCGCCGTGTTGGCGGGCAGGAAGGCGGAAGAAATCGGGCCGGCCGGCTGCGGGTTGGCCAGGACGTTGGACCAGTCGACGGCTTGGGGCGGCTGGAAGTCGGGATTCGCTTTGAGCGGGTCGTCTTTCAGCACGCCGCCGCTCAGCAGCAGCTCAGCCAGCGCTTGCGGCGCAGTGACGGCGGCGGTGTTGGTGTCGCGCAGGCCGCGGGTTTGCTCCGTGCGATAGCCTGCCAGCGCGTCCGATGCGCGGGCCTGCGCCTGGTTCTCGGCGATCATGGACTGCACGCGAGCGTCAGGCGCCTGCTGCGCGAAGATCGCGGCCAGGGTGTTCATGCCCTGGCCAATGCCCGGGTTGCGATACTGGTAGAACGGGTTTTGTCTGGTGGGCATGGTGCCTCCTGTTACCGGGTGCGGATGCCCAGGCCGGCGGGTCGATCAGTGCGAAGGCCAACGCCGCCGGTGCTCATGCGAAGGCCGGGCTCTTGAGCGCCAGCCGGCACGCCAAGGGCGTAAGGGCTCGGCGCCTCTGCGGGCTTTTGCGCAGCCTGCAGCCCGAGGCCGCCCAGGCCGACGAACAGATCACCCAGCATGCTGGGCGCCTGCTTGACTGGCGTCGGCTGATACAGGCGGCCCTCGCGTGCTGCAATTTCCGCAGTGGACGCACGCTGCGAGCCGGCACCAAAGTTGCGCAGCAACGCGGCCAGCTGCTCGTTCTCCGTCAGGGCGTACCCCTTGTCGGTCATCGTCTGGCCAAACGCTTGCGCAACGGCCAGGCGATCGGCATCTTGGACCACGCCCTCCGACTGCTTGGCGCGAGCGGCGGCCTCGTAGTCGGCCGTCGCGCCAGTGGCTGCCGGCGTGCTCAGTTGAGGCGCCGGACGGGCCAGCGCTGCACGGAAGACTTCGGACAGCCCGCCGGCGTTGGCGTCGATGGCACCTTGGACATCGCGGAACTGGTTGAGCGAATCGGCAAACGCACCGCCTGCAGCCCGAGCCAGCATCTGCTGACGCGCCACCTCTTGCGCACGCAGCGCCACCTGCTCTTCCATGATCCTGCGATCAAAGGCGATCCGGTCACGCAGCTGCTGCGTTTGCTGCGCAAGAACGCGCTCAGTTGCCCTGCGGTCGGTGTATGCGTTGATTGCATTGCCGATGGAGCCGAGCGCCATCATCTCGGGGCTGAATGTCTGTGCTGTTGCCATGGCCGCCCCTTACGAAACCAAGCGGCCGCGGCCAGAGCTGCCAGAGAACAGGCCAACGCCAGCACCACCGCCAGCACCGGCTCGCCTGTTGGGCGTGGTCTGCACGCTGGACGACAGGTCGGAAATCATCTGGCTGAGCGACTGGAACTGAGGATTGACCGTGAGGCCGGATGCCTGAGCCTCGGCCATCGTCCTGACGGCGCCAGGATCGGCCAGACTGGCATTGCTCTCCATCAGCCTGGACTTGGCGTTGGCCACGCTCGACCTCGCCTCGTTGGCGTAGCCCTTGGCGGTGTCGGCCAGACTCAGCTTGCTGGTGTCGTACTCCCTCTGCAGCCGGCCCATCAGGTCGCCACGCAGGGAAGAGCTCAGGTTGCCCGAGCGCGCCAGCTGGGCGGTCAGCTCTCGCACTTGATCCTGGTACTGGCGGTCGAGTGTTGGCGTGGCGTAGTCGAGGTAGGCCTGCGCACGCTTGTTGTAGAAATCGTCGTTGAACTGGCTGAACAGCGAGGAAATCTCGTTCTGCCCTTGGGCGATGTTGCGCTGCCGGTTCTCTTCCGCCAGGCGCAGTCGCTCGGCTTCTGCCTGCGCTTCTGCAATGCGGCGGTTCTCGAACTCCTGCGCCATGCGGGCCTGCTCAGCCGACGCCGCTTCTGCGCTCTTGATCGCCTGGCTTTGCTGATCCGCCATGTAGCCTGCGCTGCCGCCAGCGATAGCCCCGAGGGCAGCCGTCGCCGCGGTGGTCTTGAGGCCTGCAGCCGCGCCCAGCGGGCCGCCAATCGCAAAGCCGATGGCCGCGCCGACCAGCGGCTTGACGATCTTCTTGAAAAACTTCTTGAGGCCAAACTCGGGCATGCCGGTGGCCGGGTTGATCGTGCCGGACCCACCAACAGACTGCAGCAGCTGCATTTCCTGCGGATTGACATGGGCCACCATGGTGTCGCCATTGCGGCCTTGGCTTGCCAGCATGTCGCCCAGCCCTTTTTCGCCCGCATGCGGCGCCATGCTTTGAGCGGCTGCAGCCAGCTGCTCAGGCGTCATTTGCTCGGGCAGGTCTTCCGGGTCGAGCTGATCGTTGTCGATCAGGAACTGACGAATCTGCGGGTATTGCTGCGGGTTCTGCGCGAGGTACGAAAACAGCCGATGGATTTGCGCGGCTGCCTCTTTTTCGTCGCCGCCAGACATGATGTCTGCGATGGATTCTTGAGACATAACGGTGCCCTCTATCAGCGCCTGGCGAGGGACGCCGTAATTTCGCCGCGTTTTTCCGATTGTATGAAATCTGTCTGGTTGCGCCAGACAATTTCAACCCCTGTCGCCACCCTCAAAGTGGACGACCAGGGCGCCCAACTTGGCGTAGCCGCCGCCCTGGCTGGTCAACTTGATGGCCATGTGCGTGCTGGTCGTCTGGAAGGCGGCATTGCCCTTGTCGAAGGTTGTTTCCTCGACGTAGGCCACTGTCTGCAGCGCCGCCTGATCCACGGGGTTGGAGGCGATTTCGACCTTCCAGACCCCCTCGCTGGCCATGTCCAGGCCGCTGAACATCTTTTTGGTGGCCGGCTGCTTGGCGTCCAGGTACGGCAAAAAGGCCACGACCTGAGTTTCGTCGTAGGTGGTGCCGTTCTCGCCACCCAGCAGGTAGAGCTTGCCGTCGTCGCCGCGGCAGTACAGACGCCGGCCGATGATGGCCCAATCAGTCACGGCAAAGCCTGGCTCGTAGATGGACCAGGCCGAAACACGCGAGGCCGGGAAGTAGCTGAACACGTAGCACTTGGAGCCGACGGCCAGGATGTAGCGGCCGTCGCGGGGCTCCAGCACGGCCCGGCTCTCACGCACTGCCAGGCGGTTTGCGCTGATGTCAGCCAGCAGCAGGGTGTCGATCGGGTTGCCGATGTCGGTGGCAAAGGCGGCGTTCGATGAGTCCCTGGCGCGCAGCGAGCGGATACCCGACTCGGACAGGTAGAACACGTCGCTGTCACCAATCTCCTGCACCGACAGCGGTGCAATGGCGCCGGTGTTGTTGAGCACCTGCAGCTGCTGGTTGCCGCTGGCTTTGACATCGACGAACCAGATCTGCACGGTCCGCTCGGAGAAGATGGCCAGGTTCTGCTGGTAGTTGGCAATCGAGGTCAGGCGCTCGGAGCCCTCGGCGTTGGTGGACAAGTCCACAAAGCCAGCCTCCTTGGCAGCCTCGTTGGCCTCCAGCGGCTCGCTGATGCCGGAGAAGTGCAGCAGCGACTGCGATGTGCTGTAGACCTTGCTCTTGGCGGGCTTGCTGTACTCGCCGGGCAGGTAGGTGGCAGAGCCGGCCGTCGTCACCAGGTCCGATCCGCCAGCCAGCGTCGTCGATGCTGTGCTCAGGGTGACGTTGCCCGTGGTCGTGACGACCACCGCCTTGCCATTGTTGGCCGACCCGGCTGCCTGCACCATGACGTTGACGCGGTTGCCAACGGCCAGCGCCCGGTACTCGGGCGTGCTCTGGTGCTCGTTGATTTCCGCGGCCAACGCGGCTGCGGTCGTGACATTGCTGCCGGTGTGAAGAATCCTGCGGCCGATGATGCTGATGCCGTCCACAGTCAGGGCTGTGATGGCGTTATCCACACCACCGGCAAAGTTATTCACAGAGCCGATGGTGAAGCTGCCAGTCAGGCCGACAACCAGCGCCAGCCCGTTGAATGCAATGCCAGGCGTCACGGCGGTGATGGTCACGGTGGCGCCCACCGCGGCGGCCGTGAAGTCAGGGTCGCCCACAAAAGCGTTGATCGCCGCAGCCACTGCGGTGGCCGTTGCGGCGTTGTTGCCGTTGTGCTGGATTGGCTGCGTCAGGATCGCCAGGCTGCCTGCCCGGATCGACGTGATCCGGTCGCCGGCGGAGTTGATGCCGCCCGTGATCGTGAAGCTGGCCGTCGCGCTGGTGCCGCCAGCCGTGCCGCCCGTCACCAGGAAGCTGGCCCGCGCCCTGGCCTCTACAAACTCGGCGTGTCGTGTGCCGTTGTAGAAGTGGTAGATGCTGCCGTCCTCGTACTGAGCAATGACATACGGCTTGCCAGCAAAGGCGCTGACCTGCAGCACTTTGGCCATGGCCTGGCCGCTGGGGTGCTGCAGCCGCTGGTAGATCATGTTGGCCGGCGTGCCAGCCGGGAATGTCACCGACTCGACAGAGCCGAAGGTGTAGAGCGTGCCGCCCACGGCTGCCAGGCCAAAAGTGTTTGCCGGCATCGTGATCTGTGGGACGAAGGCCAGGCGCTTTTCAATCTCGCCGCCTCGGTTGATGTGGCCATTGACCAGCGACAGCAGTGAACCAGGCACAGACAGCACCGGCATGCGCCGGGAGTCCATGCCTGCGCGGAAGTCTTCAATGGCAAAGTAGGGCATGGCTTATTGCGTCTGAACTGCGATGATCTTGGGGCCCATCGGCATGCGCTCTGGCGGGTCGCCAGCGAGCGAGAAGGTTTCGCTCTTGGAGTTGCGAGCCTTGACCCGGGCGTAGTGCCTCTCGGCCAGCTGCAGCTTCAAGCCAGCGTCAGCAGATTTCTCGCGGGCCAGAATTTCGGCCGCAGAGAACAAGACCAGCAAGGTGTCGTCCAGGTCGGCCATGTCGCTCTCGGCCACCAACGGACGCAGTTTGCGAATGCCGTGGAAGCGAATGATGTTGCTTGACTGCGGCACAGAGCCGTTCTGCGACGGGATCGGCCACAGCTCGATCTGATTGTTTTCGTGCTCTTTCCAGCGCTCGACGGGGAATGCACGAACGCCGCGGTCGGAGTCGTGCATGTCGTACTGCTCGCGGCCAACGCCGTAGCGCACAGGAATCCAGCGGTCGCCGTACTTGAACTCGACTTTTTCCAGCCGCTCAAGCGACAGGTCGGCGGGAAAGTCGTAGTAGCGCTGGCCGCTTTGGACGGCCACATCGCGCTCAACGCGCAAGAAGGTCCAGTCAAAATCCTCCCAGAGCCGGCGTTGCTGGCGCTGGATGATCTTGACCAGAACTTCGCGCATCGAAGTGCCCAGATTGGACTGCAACGAATGCCCGGCCTCTGCACGAACATCGTCGATCAGCTCGCCAAGGGTGACGTTGCGGGCCATGGAGCACTCCTTACTCGTCGGCAGCCACGTCGGCGGCCGTCATTTCTTCGGTAGCGCTGGCCTTTGCCTTGCGCTTGCCTTTGGTCAGGTGGTTGGCGATCACGAACTCGTCGCTGATGCCTGCGTCTTCGAGCGTCTTGGGCAGAGCGCCGGCTGCGCCGAACGTGTCGCGCACGACGTTCTCCGGCGAGCGGTAGACAGCATTCAGGCGCGAGCGCTCTTCGCCGCTGTCGATGTCCTCGTCGGCAATGATTTCGATGTTGCGCACCGCGTCTTCACCGTGAACGACGCGCAAGAGCGCGAGCTCCGGAACAGTGACGCGCTCTTTGGCCACGGTCATGCCGACCTCACCGCCGATGGCAACAGTGCAATTGCAAATGTGCATGTGGTTCTCCTGGAAGTTGCAAAAAGGGGCCGCCACCGTCAGATGGCAGCCCCCTGCCTTTCAGCCGATCAGCTGAACTGGTACACGCCGTGGCAGTTGAGCTGCTGGGCAGCCAGAACGCCGGTCGTGGTGATTGCGCGGTACATCACGTACTGGTTGTGCGGACGGGCCGGCGCGTGGCGCTTCATCTTCTCGTTCTCCATGTAGTGCAGCTGCAGCTTGGAGGTGTCGAGGATGTAGGCGCGCTTGCGGTAGTCAGTGCCGCCGCCCAGGGTGACGCCGATGTCGTCCATGGTCGGGTCGTACTTGAACACCAGGCCACCGAAGGTCACGTCGCCGTGCTTGATGTCCTGACCGCGGGCATAGCCGGTCTGGGTGTAGTAGCCGCGGGCACGCAGCTCCTTGTTCAGGCGGTCCATGAAGTCGGAGCCGCACAGAGCCAGGTCGGGCTTGCCGCCGTAGCGCTGCAGCTGACGGAACTCCTTATTCAGGGTGTCGATCAGCTCGTCGCCGGTGGAAGTGGTGCTGATGCTCAGGTTCACGCGGTTGCGCCACCAGCTGTTGGCAGCGGCGTTCTGGTCGATGCCACCCACGGACTGGCCAGCGGCAGAAGGCGTGTCCTTGATGAAGGCACGGATGCCAGCCAGCGCGTTTGCGTCGGCGGTGCCGTCACCCCACAGGAAGCCGTTCAGACCGCGGGCGTAGCCTTCGGCCATGTCTTCCAGCTTGTCTTCCAGGATGTTGGCCAGAGCGGTTTCCTCGCGGCCGCGGTTGTTGCGCAGCGAGCTGCTGTCCATGGAGTCCACCACGCTGATGCCATCGCGCTTGAGCTCGGTCAGAGTCACACCGATGCCGATGTGGTGCTCCTTCCAGTTGAAGCTGGCGCGCTTGATCTTGGCGGGGTTGACGTAGTTCACGGTGTCGTTGTGGGTGTAGCCACCCAGCGTCGAGTCGTACTGACCCTTCACTGCAACAGACACAGCGCCCTTGCCACCCGGGAAGGTCTTGGCTTTGGCGTCCAGGGCGGCAAGCAGAGGCTTGTCCTGGATGGTGGAAGAGAAAACGCTGCCCTTCTCGATGTCGTAGTCGAGTGCCGCGTTGGCGATGTTGTCGATTTCGGCTTGAGTAAATGCCATTTGAAAATCTCCGATTCAGTTGCTGATCGGCTTAGGCTCCGGCCGATGCCCGACGGATCACGTCAAGCAGGTTCTTCGGTTCCGGCGCCACTGAGCCGTTTGTCTTGCCCCCGACCGCGGGCCGCATCGGCGTCCTGTCCCCGCGCACGCGCAACAGCGTCTGAGTCACAGCGTCGTAAGCGTCTTTCGACAGCTTCAATGCTTCCTCAGCGCTCTTTGGCATGCCGTTGGACGCGACGTGAGCGCGCACACGGTCTTTCACCAATTCAGCCTTCAGATCAAAGTCGGGGTCAGTCGCTTTCGTCGCCTGCTCCCATGCCGCCACTGCGTTGGCCATCGCTGCCACCTGGCTTCGCTGGTCCTGAACAGACCTGCGTTCCAGCTGGCTTTGCGCCAACTCGGCCCTTCGCTCCGCATCCACCCTTTGGCGATGCAGGTCCTGCGCTGTCTCCCGGTCGATGTAGCCTTGTTCGACTTTCTCTTCCAGGTCCGGCGGCAATTGCTTGCCAGCCGCGACGGCCAGTGCCTGCGTCCGCTGCAGCATCAGCTCGTAAGCCTCTGCCGGATCGCCCGATTTCATCTTTGCCAGCAGGTCCAGCGACTGAGCCACCTCTTCGGGGGTCAGGTTGTTGGTCTGCATGAAGCGCTGAATCTCTCGGTACTGCTTCGCGTCAGCCTCGTACTCGGCCACTTGAGCCTTGTACGTGTTCTTCTCCTTCACCAAGTCCCGGAAACGCGGGTGCTTGTTGAAAGGCAGCTTCGAGAAGTCGTCGGCCTGCTGGCCTTCGGTCTGCTCTGCTGCGGCTTGTTGACCTTGCTCTTCGGTTGGCGAGTCCGTGTCACTGTCATCGGCACTGGCCTCGGTCGATTTCTCGACCACGCTTTGCACCACTGACAGGAGGCTGTCTTCTGTTTCGCCTGGCTTTGCGGATTCCTCGACCACTTGCGTGGCTTCGGTTTCCAGCTCCGGGGACGAACCGGATTGCTCTTCAAGTTGCATACGTCTTCCTTGCGTTTTGTTTTCCTGTGGTCATTTTGTCTGAAATTGCGCGACTATTCAACAACTTAGCCGCGAAAGATCACATGAGGGTTGGCGCAGGCCCGCTCGGGCCGACGCCGGGTGCGCCACCGACTGGCGCGTTCATTGCCCCAGCCGGGCCCTGGCCCATGCCTGCGGCAGCGTTGGCATCCCGGGCGCCGTTCATGGCGACGACCGACTGCACTCCTTCGGCCAGCGCCGCGTCCAGGTCCAGCCTGTCGTCCATGCGCTTGAGCACTTCCTTGGCCAGCCACTTCGGGTCGATGCCAGGGATCTGAATGACGTAGGGCAGCACGCGCTCCAGGTTGCGCAGCTCGGCGGCCTGGTTGGGCTTGCCGGTGGAGCCAGCTTCGATTTCGAGCTGAATCTCGTCGGCAATCTCCTGAGCCGTCAGCTCTGGCCAGGCGGCGCCCGGGCCGGCGATCCGCTTGACCTGCTCGGCGCTCATCTGCTGGAACATGATCGCGCCGGCAGCGCGGGCCACCTCGGACATGAAGCTGTCGAGCTCGTCCACCTGGGCGCCCAGGGCGGACATGCGCGAGGACTCGGCAACACTGGTTTCGGTAGCCGTCGCGCCAGCGGTGCCGCCAAAGTTGGCTTCCTGGGCACCGACGGCCAGCTGCACGTCGTCGAACACGGTGCCGACTTCGTACAGGTTCGGGTCGATGCCGATGGTCTTGAGCGGTGCCACCAGGTCTTCGGACTTCTGGCCGGCGGTCATGCCCTGCACGGTGATGACGCCATGAGCCGGACGGGCCACCAGCTTTTCCTTGTCCTCTTCTTCCAGCATGCCGGCCGGGGTCAAGTAGACGGGACGGTTGGCCTTGCGGTGCTCGCGCAGGCCTTCGCGGGCGCGGTTGTACTCATGCACCATCGAGCGCATCAGGTGCACGTCAGACGGCGGGTAGATTTCCTTGTCGTGCTCTACCTCGTTGACCACCAGGGCGAACACCGGCCAGAAGGTTTCGAGCTTGAGCTCGGGCTCGGCCGGCTCCTTGAGGAAGTCGTCGCAGCCATCGGCCACCGTGTAGACCAGGCCGCTGGGCTTGTCGTAAATCTCGTAGACGCACACCATGCCCTCGTCATGGCTCTTCTTGTCTTCGCCGCCCTCGGCCAGCGACTTGCGAGAAGAGTCGTGCGAGCGGCCCTTGACCTGGTAGCCGGTGTAGTTGCTCTTCACGTCCTTGCCGTAGATTTCCTCCACCTCTTCCGGGGTGAAGAACATCTCATGCGCGATCCAGCGGGCGCCGATGAAGCCACGCAGCTGCTTGCAGCGCGGGTCCACGATGATGGCCGTCGAGTCGGGGAAGTCGAACATCAGGCCTTCGCGCACGATCATGTCGGGCTGCTGAGTCAGCTCGCGCATGGACAGCATGAGCTCTTCGTACTCGGCCTCGGTGTCGCGCAGCTCGCCTTCGGACGCCTCTTTGGCCAAACGCTCCAGGTGATCCAGGCGAACCTGGATGTCGTTCATGCGAGCGCTGACCTCGGGCCGACGCTGCATCTCGCGCTGGAACCCCAGCTTCACGTAGCCCACGCCGGTCGTCAGCATGCGGCGCACCAGAGCTTTCATCTGGCTCTTGAACGTCGGCTGCGACTCGCTCATGAAGTAGCTGAACAGGATTTCAAGGGTCTTTGAAATCTTGTCCAGGCGCACGTTCTCGGCCTGCACGGCGTCGTACTCCTGCAGCACCATGGCCACCGCCTCGGGGCTGGGTTGCAGGGCCTACTCGGCCAGGCTGCGTGCGGCGCGAGCGTCCTCCAGCA